TTCTGTGGTCGTTGGGGTGCTAAAGCTGTAAAAGATAATTACATATGCCACGAATGGAGAAAAAGGTTCTTTAAGAGATAGTTTTGTGATATTTATGCCTCATGGCTAAATACAAAAATAAAACTGTTAAACTTAACAAACCCATGCGTGGAGATGTTAAGAAGTTTAAAGTATTCGTAAAGAATCGTAAGACAGGCAGAGTAGTCAAAGTTAATTTTGGCGATAAAAAGCTATCTATTAAAAAGAATATTCCAGCTAGAAAAAGATCATTTATGGCAAGATTTAGACCAATACTTGCTAAGGCTAAAAGATCAGGCAAACAACTTAATACAACTCCTGTTTATTGGGCAGTTAAATCATGGCAAAAAGGGTTTAAGATATGAGAGATATTAAAGTTTTAGAGTCGTTTAAAAAACACGCAGAAAAGAAGTTAAAAGAAATGAACTTATTTAGATATTTAAAAAAAGAAGTAGAGGCTAATGCTAATGGCACTAGAGAATATGTAATTAAAAAAGGTATTAACAAAGGCAAGGTTGCTAAATAATTATGGGTAGTACAATGAATTATTATTTTACAGGAATATTGATAGTTTTGTTTTGCTTATTAGCATTTATAAAACCAGCATATCCTGACGAAACACAAAATAATACATCTGGCTCAAACACTATGATTGATGGTGGTTATACATCTAACGCTACTACAACTTATCAATCAGGCTCATCATCAAATACTACAACAAACTCTACATCAAACTCTAATATTAAATCTGCACCACCAACAGCATCAGCACCATCATTCTCTGCTCAAAGCCAAGATGTTTGTGCAACAGGAGTATCAGTAGGTATTCAAACATTTGGTACAGGCTTTTCAGGTGGTAAAACAAACAGAGATATGAACTGTGAAAGAATTAAATTAGCAAAAGTATTATATGACTTTGGAATGAAAGTAGGCTCAGTTGCTTTACTATGCCAAGACGAAAGAGTCTTTGAGGCCATGATTAACGCTGGTACACCTTGCCCTGTAGATGGAAAGATAGGTAAAGATGCTTTAGCAATATGGAATAAGTACGACCATGAAAGACCAGATTACGAAACTTATGTAAAACGAATTAAGAAAAGAGAAAAGATAGACAAGAAATTAAACAAAGAAGAAGCTGAAACATTAGAGTTACATACAAAATGATTTGGTTAATAATTTTTATAGGAGTAATGGCATATGCAGTATATCGTATCAATCGTTTTGTTGATGATATTAACCCTTACAACTTCAAAAGCAGAAACAACAAATAATTTAGTTTCACAAGATTTTACAAGTGGTTGGTCAGGAACAAACATAGATACTACACATGGTAGTGGAGTTATAGCTGGAGTTAATAATGAATATGTAGAATCCGATAGTGTTTCTTTGAATGATTCTAATGTAAATAAAGGTTCATTAAACAATGGCTTTGAAATAACAGGCTCATCTAAAATATGGTTTTGGAATAGTAATTCACAATCAGTTACACAATCTATCAAAGTAACAGATGATAATGGAAATCTAACTACACAGAATAGAACCATATCAGGAAGTTGTGCTACATTTAATGGTTGTACATATCAAGATATGACAGACACAATGATCTTTGGAAAGAATACAGTACAAGATTATGATGTTGTTTTAAGATATGATTTTTCTGTTCCTAACACTACAGGACACTATGGGGCTGATCTTAAAGAGCCTAGTCTAGTTGTAAATTATAATTATGTTCCTGATATTAATGAAACTGTAGAACAAGAATTAATAAATTTATTTACTGATTTTGAACCAGAAGAAGATATTAAAATTGAAGAACAATTCACATTTGAGATATTTGAAGAACCTACAATGGAAGTAATGGAAGAACCTACTATGGAAGAATTTATCGAAATTGTTTCTATTGCTGATGAGCAACCTGAAACTATGGAAACAGAACCAGAGATTATGGAAGAAATTATTGCAGAAGAAAAGCCTGAAGAAGAAGTAATAACAGAAGAAATTATACAAGAAGCTAAAGAGGAGATGCCAGAAGAAATTGTAGAGGAAGCACCAGAGCAAATGGCAGAAGAAAAAGAAGAAGAAATTATTGAAGAAACTACAGAAGAAGCACCTAAAAAAGAAGTTAAAACAAAGGTAGCAGATAAAAAAACAAAGAAACCTAAGATAGATAATATTATGGCCAAAGTAGATGCTCAAATTAAAGATAGTGCTAAAAACTTACAGATTAAAAACATTATAAAACTAGATGCTATGAAAAGCGATCAGGTTTCACTTACAGATTACAATAATGTGGAGTTTTACAAGCCTAAAGATATTTATTTGAATCAGATCGAGATATTTGATAATAGGTCTATATATGCCAATGTTGATTTAGTGAAATATACTGCTAATGATATAATGGAAGTTAAGATAAAAAAACTAAATGAAATTAAGTCTAAAAAAAGACTATTACTTTTAGAATTACAGGAGTTAAAAAATGGTTAAAAAAATACAAGACAATCTTACAAACATAGTTGTAATACTAGGTCTTATTGCTTCTATTGGTGCTGGATTTACTAAATTTGCTAAGATGGAATCTACAATCGAACAATTATCTAATCAAACTGCACCAGATTTATCTGGTATAGAAAACAATGGATTTGCAATATTAGATATTAATAAGGAGATAGCTTTAATACAAAAAGAATTAGAAACTCATGGTCATAACAACGATCATTCACATGACAATTCTTCTATTAAAATATTACAAAAAGAAATAGAAGTTTTAAAGTTAGAGATTGAAGAATTAAAAGAAGCATCTAAAAACCCATTAAGCTAATGAAGTTTGTTTTAGCTTATACTATCTGCTCAGCAATTACAGGATATTGCAATACTCCATTAGTACACCCTGTAGAATATAATAGCTGGACAGAATGTACTAAAGCTGGTGCTGTAATAACAATAAAAGTAACTAACGAATTTCAGGAAAAATTTAATAAGGAAAAAATGTATATTTCTTATTTCTGTAATGAAAATAACTCTAACAAAACCACAACTTAAAGTATCATCTAGTAAAGCAAGATTTAGAGTTCTTATAAGTGGTCGTAGATTTGGCAAGACTTATCTGGCTGTAACTGAGATGATGAAATATGCCTGTCAGCCTAATAGAAGAATCTGGTATGTAGCACCTACATTTAAAATGGCCAAAGAGATTGTATGGGGAACTCTTAAAGAGATGCTTAATCAATTTAATTGGATAGAGGACATAAACGAAACTACAATGACAATAACTATTAGAAAAACTAATAGTCAAATATCATTAAAGGGTGCTGATAACTATGATTCACTTAGAGGTACAGGATTAGACTTTTTAATCTTAGATGAGTTTGCAGATATAGATAAACGAACTTGGTACGAGGTTTTGAGAGCTAGTATATCTGACAGATTAGGCCATGTACTATTCTGTGGAACTCCAAAAGGTTATGGTAATTGGTCTTATGAATTATATTTAAAAGGTAAGCAAGATAACGATTGGGCTTCTTATCAATTCACAACTATTCAAGGTGGTATAGTATCTGCTGAAGAAATAGAACAAGCTAAACAAGATATTGATATTAGAACTTTTAGACAAGAGTTTGAGGGTACATTTGAAAATTATGCTGGTAGTGTTTATTATAACTTCCACCCTGTAGATAATGTTGTTAAACGAGAGATAGATTGGGATAAACCTTTGCATATAGGAATGGACTTCAATGTCGATCCCATGTCAGCCTGTGTTGGGCAAATAGAAAAAGATAAAGTTTATTTTGTAGATGAAGTGATCATTTATGGAAGTAATACTGATGAAATGGTGCAAGAACTTAGAGATAGATATGGAACTAAAATGCAAATATTTATATATCCTGACCCAGCATCTAAACAACGAAAGACATCTGCTGGTGGGAGAACTGATTTATCTATTTTACAAAACGCTGGATTTAAAGTTAAGGTTAAACATAAACACCCAGCAATAAGAGATCGAGTCAATGCTGTGAATAGTAGGCTCAAAGATTCTAATGGCGAAAGACATATTTTTGTTTCACATTCTTGCAAAACGCTGATAAAAGGGTTACAAAGACAAATATACAAGGAGAATACAAATATTCCTGACAAGGAAGATGGATTCGATCATATGAATGACGCACTAGGTTATATGATTGATTATTTAAAACCATTAACTACTCAGGCAAGATTTAATGCTCCAACAAGATGGACAATGAAGTAATTTATGGCATACACTAGAGATCAAGCATTAGACACCCACAAAGACTACTCCGAAACAATTAATAATTGGGAGTATTATATTAGATCATACAATGGTGGCTATGACTATATGATTGGCCAATACCTAAACAGATATAATTTAGAATTAGATAACGAGTTTAATCAAAGACTAGCTAACACTCCATGCGATAATCATTGTAAAAACATTATTCAAATTTATTCATCTTTTCTTTTTAGAGTTAGACCAAGTAGAGATTTTGGTTCTATGCAAGATGAACCCTCATTACAAAACTTTTTAAAAGATGCTGATTTAGAGGGTAACAATTTAAACTCTGTAATTAAATCTGCACAAAACTATGCTTCTATTTATGGTCATTGTTTCATGGTATTAGACAAACCTAATATTACTACAAACACTAGAGCAGAAGAATTAGATCAAGATATTAGACCATACTTATCAATCGTTACTCCAGAGAATGTTTTAGATTGGAACTTTGAAAGACAAGTTAATGGTAAGTACGAACTTAACTATTTAAAAATCAGAGAAGAAGTAGATCGTAATGGTGGAACATACATGAGAATTTGGTATCCTGATAGAATAGATACTATCTACATGGAAGAAAGAGAAGAACCTAGATTAATTGATAGTGTTCCAAATATGATTGGTAAAATACCAGCAGTAATTTTATATAATTCTAAATCACACAAAAGAGGAATAGGTCAATCAGATTTAACAGATATAGCTGATCTTCAAAAATCTATTTATAACGAATACTCTGAGATGGAACAATTAATTAGATTAACTAACCACCCATCATTAGTTAAAACTCCAAGTGTAAATGCTAGTGCTGGTGCTGGTGCAGTTATTGAAATGCCTGACGAATTAGAACCAAACTTAAAACCATATTTACTACAACCATCTGGCCAGAACTTACAAGCTATTATGGAGTCTATAAATAACAAAGTAGATTCTATAAATAGAATTGCACACACAGGAGCAGTTAGAACACAAAAGACAGGAATAACATCTGGTGTTGCACTACAAACAGAATTTGAATTATTAAATGCTAGACTATCAGAAAAAGCTGACAACTTACAAATAGCAGAAGAACAACTATTTAGATTATATGCTTTATTCCAAGACACTACATTTGATGGAGAAATAAATTATCCTGATTCATTTAACATTAGAGATTATGCAAGTGATCTTATGTACTTCCAACAAGCTAAAGCACTTGATATTGGTTCATCTACATTTGCAAAAGAAGTTGATAAAGAAATTGCTAGAGCAGTTGTTGATGATGATGAGAAGTTAAACGAAATCTTTGATGAGATTGATGCACAAGCAGAAGTAGGTCAGTTCACACAAGACGAACCAGAACAAGTAG